TATTGATAGTGAAACTAAATCTTATTTTTTAGGGTTGATTTATTCTGACGGGTGTATCAGTAGAACATCATTAAGATTAAGTCTACAGGAGGAAGATGGTTATATTTTAAATAAATTTTTAAATGTGATTGAGAGTGAATCTAAATTATATCATTTACCAAAAAGAATAGAATCCCATAAAAACCAAAAACTGGTTAGTATTTCTAATATTAAAATGGTTAATGATTTATGTAATTTGGGGGTAACTAAAAAAAAATCATTAACAATTAAGTTCCCAAGTAATGACCAAGTACCTGACAAATATTTGAATCACTTTATTAGAGGTGTTTTTGATGGTGACGGAAGTGTGTTTAAATATGAAAGACTAATTAATGGTAAAAAATATGTTGAATCTGGGGTGTCCATAATATCATCTAATTATTTTATAATAGAATTGTTCAACACATTAAAATTCGGTAATTTATATTCAACAAATAATGGTAAAAATTCATTTTTATCTTTTAAGAAAAAAACAGAATTAAGAAAAATATTTGATTATCTTTATCAAGATTCAACAATTCATTTAACCCGAAAATATTCAAAATTTTTAGAAATTTTAAATATTACTGACAATAAGAAATTTTTTTATTCAGGTGAAAAAATAGTACAATATAATTTAAACGATGAAATAATTAAAATTTGGGATAATTTATCACAAATAAAAGAACAGACAGATTTTAATACTCAAACAATATTAAGAAATATTAAAGGTAAAATAAAAACCTCTAACGGTTTTAAATTTAAAATATATGATAGATAATTTAGATATAGTGAAAACACTATTAAATTTTAATAACCCGGGTGATTTTTATTTTCTTCTAATCCTCAAGAGAAAAAAAGACCAACCTGAAGGTGAGAGAGATAATCACCAATCGGTTAGAACAATCAAAACATATTGTATTGAGAGTATAGAACATCTTGATAAGAGATACGATGAAATCAAACAATTATGTGAGATGTTCAAGGCAAGAGCTTACATCCACGTTCAGAAACAAAACCATAATGATGTTTCTTTGGAAATGATGATGTCGTTAGCTGAGAGAATTAAAAATGGTGTGAAAAACCAAAAGGGTTTATTTGATTCAGTTGTGGGTCAAATCAAAACTCAAGAAAAAAGATGGATTGTTGATGTTGATACAACGAATAAACAATTCTTAAGAGACATTACAATGGACCTTATGGAAATTCAACCGGTGGGTAACAAAATTGAAAAAGTGATTCCAACCAAAAATGGTTTTCACCTAATCACCGGTAAGTTCAACGTATTGGAGTTTAAGAAACTTTACCCGGATGTTGATATCCAAAAGAAAAATCCAACACTACTTTATTTACCAAGTAGTTTAGAATAAATTAACCTGTACCCTTGAAAAACTCGTATTTGAAGATAAGCAGGTTAGCTCTGATATAAAGGGGTAGGAGAATAAAGAGCAAAATGGTCTTGATGGTCGAAGCGGCCGGTAAGTCTGCAAAACTTACGGAGGGGGTGCGATACCCTCCGAGACCTCAATAAATACGTCATTGGTGAAATGGTTATCATTTTAGTCTCCAAAACTAAAGTTTCAGATTCGAGTTCTGAATGGCGTGCAAAAGATTTATTCATATAAGGTTGGATAAGACGACAGACGAAAGTTATCTCTTGAGGGGAAGATGAAAGATTAGTAGAGTGGTACTACGGGGTGACGGCTCAAACGCAGGTTCGATTCCTGTATCTATGTAATTTGAGAGTAAAGGTAAAGGTATTAATAGCGGTTTAAAGACTGGAATAAATCTTATTAGATATTGTAAAACTAAACTTCCACATAAGGTGAAGTCGGTCATAATTGTTGGTGTGGATGTACTTCAAAGCCGTCTGTTGTTTTACAAAGAATTAAAAAACAGACACATAACTTGCGTCAGTGGTAATATGGATGTGAGGTTCGGAATAATCAACCAAACCAAGAGACCGCCGAGGGTGAACACGGGTATGATGCCCGTCAACCCCCCAAGATGTAAATATCGGAGAATCATTCTGTCTGTTTTTTTTTATATGGGTAACCTTTCCGGTGTAGAGAATCGGGCCATTCGGTGAGGATGGTGTCAGAGAATAAGGTTAATTGGAGTACAATATATTGTAATATTTCTAGAAAAAAAGATATATCAAGGCTCTCGGTGCGAATCCCCTGTTACCCACAAAATTTATCAAACGGTGAAATACCGGTGATAATCACCGTAGAAATACGGTAAATGTAAATTAAAAAGTTTAACACCTCGTGGATGTCTGTATCCATAGAAACAGAGTAGGCGTGTTGATAGTGGTAACCTCGTAATAGTACCCGATTAAGTTCAAGGATAGATAAAGGCCAGTACGGGAGTGACTCACACGCGGAATTCTCTCAACCTCATTGATTAAGTTCATAGTAGCCCGGTACGACCAGAGCGCGGCAGAGGTGTTAAATTTTTTATAAAAAAATATAAAATTTCATAACAAATTGATATTTATATATAAGAGTACTGCGACCACTCAATAAAAATATTACGGAGATTTTAGAAGAACACCTTGTCGCAGAGGGTTTATTCTAACTTCTCCTTTTTTATTTAATATGGTAGGAATTTATAAAATAACAAGTCCTGTGGGTAGAGTTTATATTGGACAAAGTATTAATATTGATAAAAGATTTAATCAATATAAAGGACTCTCTCATTGTAAACATCAAATAAGATTATATAACTCATTTAAAAAATACACACAACATTCCCACACATATGAGGTGTTAGAAGAATGTAGTTTTGAAGACCTTAATACCTGTGAAAGGTATTGGCAAGAACATTTCCAAGTAATGGGAAAAAAGGGGTTAAACTGTAAACTAACGGCAACCTCCGAACAGAAACAGGTTATGTCACAACAGGTTCGTAATAAAATATCAAAAACTCTTACTGAGAATAATTTTTGGAAAGGTAAGACACAATCAGAAGAACATAGTAGAAAAAGAGCTGAATCGTTATCAAAACACGTTAAGACCAATGAACATAAACAAAATATATCAAAAGCTCTTAAAGGAAAACCTCTTTCTAATGAAACAAAGATTAAAATGTCAGAGTCAAAAAAAGGTAAGGAAAGAAACCATAATAATCCGTTTTTTATTGATAAAATTGAATATAGAACATTGGTTGATGCGGGTCAAAAATTAAATATTCATCCTACTACTATTAATCGTAGGTTAAAATCTGATAAATTTATTAATTACATATATAAGTGATTCTAAAGTTGCCCGCTACGACCCGAGGGCGGGGTTGTTAAACTTTTTTTATTATCAATATATTTATCAATATGAAAAAATTTATAATCACAGAAGAAGAAAAAGACGATATATTGGGACAACATAAAGAAATTAAGGATACTCCAATGGATAGACGAATGTTAGATATTGATTTAACACCAATTACTTTGACTAAACTTAAATCCAAAGGATTAACACCGTATTATATTGAAGGTACTGATTTAATTAAATTAACTGGTCCAATACAAGGAAAAACATATAACACAAGACCAAAAGAAGTTTTTTTATTTTCTCCGGAAGATTATGAGAAAATCAAAAAATTATCTGATAATATTAATGAGATGATTGAACTTAAAAAGAAACAAATTGAGTTATATAAACAATACATTCCGGCGGTTGCAATTGAACTTACAAAGAAAAAATAAAAAATTCTTATCAATATTTGACTTTTACTAAAACTAACGTATATTTATTAGAAATTACAATAACACAACAAATGCAAACTTTAAACATATTACTTACGATAGCAGGAACTGAGGGTAGAGATACAACTTGGAAGACGATGGTATGATATATATTTAAGTAAAAAAAATATTCAAAAATCCATCTTCAAAAAAGGTGGATTTTTTTTTGTAAAAAAGTTTGGTGGAATGAAATAAAAGATTATCTTTGTACCGAATTAAAAATGTAATTATTATGTCAGAAGAAAAAAATACTTTTGGTTATACCAAGGCTCAATTTGAAAGTTGTGTCAAACAACGAAAAGTTGAGAGACCTGATTATGAAACACTGAAACAATTAGTATTTGAACTTAAATATGTTAAAACAGGTAAAATGTTCGGTGTATCGGAAAATACAATTCGTAAGTGGTTAAAATTTTACGAAAAAACCGGAGGTAAATATTAAAATGAATTGGGGGTATCGTATAAAAGCAATTACAGTGGTTTTGCAAATCACAGAACACGGAGCGTTACCGTGTACCTCCACAAAAATAAATTTGGTTATTAAAAACATAATAACTATCTTTGTTGAGAATAAAAATAGCTACAGCGCATAACGGCTGGTGTGCCAGACTGTCACTCTGGTGTAGGTTTTCCTACGTAGCGGGTTCGACTCCCGTTGTAGCTGCAAAACTCAAGATTAATTACCTTGGGAATGGATGATTCGAAGCATCCGATTGATTATAGTGTAATGGTGCACGGTAGAACTCGGTAGAAAAACGTCTCGTAGGAGCAGAATATTCGAACAGGGAAACAGGATTAAGGTTCGAATCCTTACTAATCAGCAAAATAAATAATATATCGCAGTAAAGTGTAAAGGTTGCATGGGACTCTCATAAGGTCTACGGGGTGGTTCGAATCCACAATCTGCTAAACAATCAAAGTTAATCCACCTCCACGTGGTGATTGTTGGGAACAGGTAATGCTGGCTGAGAGATTAACAAACGTTCATTGATAATATTGGTAATAATATCGAGGTATTTTTGGGATGTTGATGGTTTAACATATTTTTGTTGTGAAACATCAATAACACATAAATCAATTTTTAAGTCGTGACATATCTTTGTTTTAGATTTGTCGTTTTCTTGAGTTTTATTTAATTTATCAATCCCGTAAATTGGTTCATAATGAAATATACCATTTAATTCTATTGCAAGGTTAAGAGATGGGAAATAAATGTCTAATTCAGACCCAATTGTATTTTTTTTGTTAAAATCAATTTGAAGATTGGGATATAAAATTATCATTTGTTCTTCTAACCAAATTTCAAGTTTGGAACGACGATTTCCGTGAGTTTTATTTTTATTATTAAACGTTGCGGAGCAAGATTGAGAACAAAACAAATTACCTGATTTTGATTTCCCTATTTCAGCTGGTCTTCTTTCAAAAGAAACACCACAATTAGAACAAGGTTTATCATTTAATAATGAGGTTTTTCGTGATAAATAATAACATTCGTCGGAACAATAAATGTGTCTATTTCTATTATGTTTTAACTCATAAGTTATTAATTTTTTAAAAACCCCAAATGGTTTTTTACATAATAAACATTCACATAATAAAGTATCTGTTGATTTTGTTTTTTTATATTCTTCTTCAGTGTAGAGTGTTTTCATAAATAAAAATTGATTATACTTATAAATATCTTGGTTTCGTTAAAAGTTCATTTTTGAAACCATTATTACGAAACTAAATTTAAATTAATTTAATAACTAAATCCGTATGGCTACAGTAGCAAAAAGGTCAAGACAACAAAGAGTTCTTGATATGTTGGAGAAACAATTAAAAAATGGTGTAAAAACCGAAAAAGGAACACGAGATGTGAAAGTTCCATTAACTGATTTTGATAAGAAAAGAATCAACAAGGAGATTGAAACTCTGAAATCAAAAGTATAATAAAAAAGGTCTCGACGGAGACAGAAGAGTTATGTATCCCGGTGGCTAAAATACTTTGAGATGAACAAGGCCGGGCTCAAAAGACCACTAACTCTTCAAAATGCGGGTATCGTATAGTGATTATTATATTAGGCTTCCAACCTAAGGACAAGAGTTTGATTCTCTTTACCCGCTCCGGGAACATTTTTGTTCTTTTACTATAGATTGTGATATTTATAGTAAAAGAACAAAATGGGAAGAAAGAAACCTCACATACATTACATATATAAAACTACGTGTAACATTACAAATAGGTATTATATTGGGATGCACAGCACATCTAATTTAGAGGATGGATATTTAGGTAGTGGTAAAAGATTGAGAAGGTCAATTAGAAAATATGGTAAAGAAAATCACATAAAAGAAATTTTAGAATTTTTATCTAATAGAGAAGAATTGGTTATTCGTGAATCTGAAATTATTAATAAGGTATTATTAGATGATATTTTATGTATGAACTTGAGGTTAGGAGGTCAAGGTGGGTTTTACAATACTGAATCAGTAAAAAAAGGTAGAAGAATAACTGATGAGATATTAGAAAAAAAATACGGTAAAGATTTTAGAAAAATAATATCAAAAAATTATCAAAATTCTTTAAGTGAAGATGACCGAAAAGAAAATAGTGAAAAAATAAAGAAACGATTAAAAGAAATCGGTTTTAATCATTCAACATTCAAAGGTAAAAAACATAAAGAAGAATCTAAAAACAATATTGGTAAGAAAAATTCAATAAAACAAAAAGGTAAGAAAAATTCCCAATACGGAACTTGTTGGATTACTAATGGTTCAGATAATAAAAAAATTTATAAAGGTGATTTAATCCTTAAAGGATGGAGATTAGGTCGAGTTATAAAGAAAAAATGACGGTATCGCCTAGTAGGTATGGCACCACACTTCCAATGTGGAATAAGGTCGGTTCGAGACCGACTATCGTCTCAAAAATAGTGAAAAAGTAATTATATGAAGTAACCTTAGGGGACACTGCCGGAACCCTTTAACACATAGGTAGGTGAAAAGTATAATGAAAGACAACGGCGCACCGGTCAACCATCTGGGAGTAATTACCCATAACGGACGTGGAGATGAAGTCACAACTCCTTAAGACCGCAATGGTGAAAAATTTGGTCGAACTATTTTAATTTTTATATTCTGTTTGACGTTAGACAGTATGGTGCCCTCGATATCTCGGAAACACAAGTGGGGAAGGAAGTCACTCACCACATACAGAAAACATAGATTCGTATGTCTAACGAAAGGTTAAGTGAAAACGTCGGCATTCGTCAAGAATGTGGCAGGATGATAATAGGGGAGTGAAAGGGTTTGGGCTTTCACACTTAATTACCAATCTATGTCGGTAACAGAATAAATTGGTTCCGTAGTTCAACTGGATAGAATATCAGATTTCTAATCTGAGGGTTGGGGGTTCAAATCCCTCCGGAATCACAATAATTGCTCGAGTGGTGGAACTGGTATACACAGCGGTCTTAGAAACCGTGCCAACGGCATTGGGGGTTCGATTCCCCCCTTGAGTACAAAATTTACGCATAGAAAGGCAAACAAGTAATTCGGTGTATTGAACACAGGGGAAAGAAAAATTCATCACTAACACTATCAAGAAGTGTTATGTTTGTTGAGTAAGATAAAGAAAAACCTGGACGTGAGTTAGGTATGGATTAAGGTGAGAGTCGTAACCTCCATAGAATTATCCTCATCTTGAGGGATGTGTAAAAATATACATTATCATAACTCGGTGTGATACACCGCCAACTACCTCCTTAAACAACGTGGGAACTGCGGTTCTCCCAATGTGGCCGAAGTGATGATGTTATAAGAAACAGAGAAAAATCTGGACAGCGAAAGCAGGATAGACCTTGGACAGTTTCTTTTAGTAG